AGGTTATAATGAAACCGAAGATAGAATGAGATACTATGTGGTAACAGATGATGGAAGGGTTACATCTGATAATGCACACACAATAGGTGGTTACAAAGCTTTTTATAGAACAATAAAATGTTCTTTTGTTAGTGAAAACGAATTTAACGGAATATAAAATATGGCTTTACCAAATAAAAATAAAAAAAATATAAATATAACACCACAACCAGTACAAGGGCATTACCCATATGGTTATGATGGTATCACCACACCCAACAGAAGAAAGGAGTTAGCGGAACTTATAACAGAAAACGGAACATTCCTACCAAAGTCAGTATTACACGCAGATTTAGATAGAGGAATGTTAGACTTTATTATAGATGATGTTCCTGTAGTTGTGTCAGGTAAAAAAATTCCAGTAATAGATAGAATACTAACATTACAGAGGTGGGGAGAATTTTCACAAACCTGGTCATTTTCTACAAAAGATAAAAACGTATCACTACCATTTATAGTTGTTGTTAGAAAACCAGACGTTCAATATGGAACAAACCCATCACTACAATACACTATACCAAATAGAAAACAAGTACATTTTGCCAAAGTACCTACATGGGACGGTAATAAAAAAGGTTATGATATATATACCATACCACAACCAGTTCCTGTAGATGTAACTTACGATGTTAAAATAGTTTGTAATAGGATGAGAGAGTTAAATCAATTTAATAAAGTAATATTACAAAAATTTACATCTAGACAAGCCTATACATTTGTTAAAGGACACTACATACCAATAGTCATGGACTCCATAGGTGATGAATCAGTTATAGATACTGAAGAAAGAAGATACTACCAACAAAATTACCAATTTCAATTACAAGGTTTTTTGATTGATGAGGATGAGTTTGAGGTTACTCCGGCGGTTAGTAGAACAGTACTTTTAATGAATGGTGAAAGCAGAAATGAAAAAATTAGAGAAAATAATAAAGTTAAAAATAAAATTAATTTTGACTCAATAACTACAGCAACGACAAAAACATATAATTATAAAACCAACATTACTTTAGCTAGAACAAACAATGTTAAAAGTGTTGAGTTTAGAATTAATAATGTAATATTAAATGAACCTGTTATGGTTAACCCTGGAGATACCGTAAGTATTACTATAGTTAAAACAACATCTACTGCTTCAGCTTATATTATTATAACAGAAACTTTAGTTAGGTAGTTATTCCCCGTAAATATCTTTAGCTGATTTACACTTATCTTTTATTAACAACTCTACAAAAGCAAACATCTTAAGTCCGTGTTTTTTACAGTACTTTTTTAATAGGTAATGAGTATCACTACTTATCTTAATATTTTTTATGTTTTTTATTTTTTTATTGTTTGCCTTCATAAAACGGGATATTTTGCTATAATTATTAGAAAGTATGAAAATAGTATGATTTTTTTCATACCTAATGTATTTATACATTCAATTTCAAAAACTTTTGGGTTTAGGTTAGGTATTTATTAATAAAATATAGAATAATAATAATTTTAAAAAATAATAACAATGGCAGACGGTAATAAAGTATTTGTTTCTCCTGGTGTATATACATCGGAGAAAGATTTGACATTTGTAGCACAAAGTGTTGGTGTTACAACATTAGGCTTAGTAGGTGAGGCATTAAAGGGTCCAGCCTTCGAACCAATTTTCATACAATCATATGATGATTTTATAACTCGTTTTGGAGGTACATCACCTACAAAATACGTAGATTCACAAATACCTAAATATGAATTAGGATATATAGCGAAATCATATCTAAGTCAATCAAACCAATTATTCGTAACAAGAGTGTTAGGTCTTAGTGGTTATGATGCGGGACCATCTTGGTCTATTAAAACTTTAGGTAGTTTAGACTCTTCACAATTTAGTGTAAGTACTGGTGGTACGGTTGGTAATACTACTACAACATCAGCTTATACAGCTTACTTTGATATTTTTGTGCCAATTACTGCTAGTAGTAATACCGCTTTAGGTTCTATTGTTTATGACGACGCAACTTTAACAGACCCACTAACATTACCGGGACTACTAGACCCTTCATTTGCAACTTCTACAGTAACATTAAATAACGGTTCAACACTACCAACATTTAATGATGATGTGATATCGTGGGTAAAAGCTACTGTTACAAACACAACACACCTTTATAACGCTTCTTGTTCAGCTACTACTGGAACTTGTTTCGCTTATAATGGTGGAATTTACCAATATGGGTGTGTGACTACATCTGGAACTTCAGTAGCAACTGGAGCTACTAGTGGTTATACACAACCAGTAACAATAACAAATAGATTAGATACGTTATGTACTGATTATACATCATATAAAAATGACGCTTGGTACTACGGACTATTCCAATACTCAAATAGTGATTGTTGTAGTGGAGGAACCTATAGTGGTGTCTCATATCAACTATATCACGGAACAGCTTCCGCAGATACAGTAAATGCATCTGCTGGTGGTACTGCTTATTCAGGAGCAACAGGTCAAACAGGACCATTATCACTTAAAAATTCAGGTACTACAGTTTATTCAGCGACATGTGCAATAAACGTAGAATACTATACTAATGTCCCAGCTTATGATGAATATGATGGGGTAGTAGTTGCTACATTAAGGTCTAGGGGACTAAGTACGACAGGTTCTGGAGGACCAAAATACGATGTAACAGCTAATACAGTTAATTTTGACTGTACTGGAACTTACGCTGATGTACTAGAAGACCCATTTAAACCATTTGGAATTAGTGCAACTACAGCAGCTGGAAATATATATACATTTAAAACTTCCATGACTAACACATCTAAAGATTATGTTTCTAAGGTATTTGGGGTTAGTCCTTTTGATAAAAAGAGAGAAGACGTTCCTTTATTTATTGAAGAGTCTTATCCAGTTATGTTAAAAGATTTATGGAATAAAGGTAAGGTTAGAGGATTACAATGTTGTTTAACTTACCTTCCATCAGCTAGAGCAGCTACAAACACTAATACAATCGCTTGGAAAATGAATCAGTGGAGAACACCTGAAACTCCATGGATTGTATCAGAATTACAAGGTACTGACGTATTTAGACTATTTAAATGTGTTTCTATATCAGACGGTACCGCAGCTAATAAAGAAATAAAAATATCTTTCGCTAATTTATCTTTTGAAAGAGGTGAGTTTGATATCTTAGTTAGAGATTTTTATGATACAGATGCAGCACCTAACGTACTAGAGAAATTTACAAGATGTAGCCTAGACCCAACAAAAGTTTCATTTGTTGGTAGAAAAGTAGGTACATCTACAGGTGAATTTGAATTAAAGTCTAAATTTATTATGTTATATTTAGGTGAAGGTGTTTTAGATGGAACTTTTTCAGGTTCTTTACCTTGTGGGTTTGAAGGTTATAGATTTAGAACTTATAACTGTTCTTTAAGTCCATTTATTAGTTATAAAACTAAGTACTACACACCTGGTGAGACAATTTATGACCCACCATTTGGTTCAGGTACTGGTAACAATAAAGTTTTAAGTGGTGGTGATAAAATATCAAAAGTATATCTAGGTATATCAAACTCAGCTGGAGTAGGATATGACGCTGACTTCTTTGACTACAAATCACAACAACCACCAACTAGTATATGTACTGGTACAGAAGGTACTGATTGGGCAACTATAACTGAAGGATTCCATATGGATTCAGGAGCAACAGTTGTTAAAGGTGGTGTAGGTACCTACTTAGATTGGTCTGGAACAACACTTAATAATAAATCTATATTCCAATGTGGTGTAACATCATTCCAAAAAGAACCAACATTAAGTACTGACCCTTATAAAAAATTAAGAGCACGTAAATGGACTGTATTACCACATGGTGGATTTGATGGTTGGGACATTTATAGAAAAACAAGGTCTAATACAGATGATTATAGAATGGGACTAACTGGATTCTTAAACGGAACTTGTGTAACAACAGAATTCCCTACAGCAACTGGAGACGGTTCATTTAAGAAACTAAGTAGTACTGAAGCAAATACAGATTATTTTGCGTATCTAAGAGCTATTAATACATTTAGTAATCCAGAAGCTGTTGATATTAATGTATTCGCTACACCAGGTATTAATTATGTTGATAATTTAGGGTTAGTAAACGAATCTATAGATATGATTGAGGATGAAAGAGCTGACTCATTATATGTTACAACAACACCAGACTATAATATGTTCGTAACTAACACTACTGATACAGCTAATATGGTAAGTCCTGAAGAAGCAGTAGATGCTATGGAAGACTCACTAATAGATTCTAATTATACAGCAACATACTATCCTTGGATTCAAGTAAGAGATACGGCTAACAATAAACAAATATTTATCCCACCAACAGCAGAGGTGATGAGAAATATAGCATTAACCGATAACGTATCATTCCCATGGTTCGCTTCAGCTGGTTATACTAGAGGTATAGTACAAGCTGTAAAAGCTAGAAAGAAACTTACTCTTGATGAAAGAGATACGTTATATGTTGGTAGACTTAATCCTATCGCAACGTTTAGTGATGTAGGACCAATTATTTGGGGTAATAAAACTCTACAAATTAAAGAATCTGCTTTGGATAGAATTAATGTTAGAAGATTACTACTACAAACTAGAAAATTAATTTCAGCTGTTTCAGTTAGATTAATATTTGAACAAAATGATGATATAGTAAGACAACAATTCCTAGACCTAGTTAATCCAATTCTAGACTCAATTAGAAGAGATAGAGGTTTAACAGACTTTAGAGTTGTATTATCAAGTGACCCAGAAGAAATAGATAGAAATGAAATGAGTGGTAAGATTTACATCAAACCAACCAGAGCTCTAGAGTATATTTTTGTAGAATTCTTAGTAACACCTACAGGGGCTTCATTTGAGGATGTTTAAAAATAATAATATGAGTGGGGGTAACCCCATTCATATTTAATGTATATTTATAAATAAAAGTGATATGAAATTTAATAAAAAAATATTAAGTGAAACGATT